TGTAAATGCTTTATTATATGATTTAGTACCAGTAGCTGAAGCTGAGCTGCAATCAAATCCAAATGTGTTTGTTGAAGATATATTTGCTCCGCTAAACTTTGGTAAGTTAGGACGAGCTCCGTCAAATCCTCCTTGGAATCCAATCATAAACTTTCTGGTTTTCAATGAAACGTTTTGATTAAATGTATTTGCCGTTAATGCATCTTGTAATGAACCACTATATGTTGCAGCTAAACTAGGAAATGCAGAACCACTATCTTGATTTACATCACCTAAATAAAAGTCGCTGTTTAATCCAGCTGTACTAGCACTAGTTGGAGTAACTGCTAAATAGTTTAAGTTGTGTGTATCGGTAAAATCAAATCCTAAATAGTTAGCACTGCTATATCCACTTGCATCTGTTTGTGTAGTTTTATATGTTACAGCTTCAAGATTAAATGATGCGGATGCATTTGGTATTGGAGATAATGGTGCTTTAAATCCAAATGGAACTAAAGTTTTATCATTACTTCCATCACTTACACCTGTTTCAACACTTACTCGTATAAATTTAGACATATTTGGATAGTCTCCATTCACAACTACATCACCGGCGTCCGTTACAGTTTGAAAACGGTCTCCTATGACTCGGGAAATATATCTTGGTGAATTTGGATCTAAATTTACATTTAAATATGATTCAATTATATCTGGTGTTTGATCTGTGTCTTCTGATGAATATGGCGAATTTGGAATTTCTGTGGTGTTAACACGTCGTACTTCTACAGTAAATGTACCGTAGCCATTCGGATCAGAAACTTCTGAAGCTAATCTAATATCACGAATACCTACTTTAACTTCTGCATTTACAGAATCGCCATGTGATAACGTGTGAAATTTAAATAGATTTTTTGCAGTGCTACCAATTTTTTGTGAAGTAACGAATGGGGTAGACGCCGTTGAAAAATCTTTTAAATATTTGTAATTATTGTAGTTGTGTAGTGACATTGTAACTTCGCCGATGTTGTTAAACAATGTGTTTAATGCTGTTTTATTTTCGTATTGAACATATACTGGATAATCTAATGATTTTGGCGAACGTCCAAATATTTTGCTTAAATAGTCATTGTTACGTTGATTGATAGATGACGATATTGAAGCACCGTTACCGGCTAAATATGCACTATATCCTGGAACTCCTATACTGCCAAATGAACCAGATATTTTAATTTCAAATGAACCAGATTGGTCATTGTTTAATACTGAATCTTCGAAATATGCTCCGGTAAGATTTGTGCCACCTGTTACGTTTTGCGTAGGATGTAAAACGTGTGTTACTACTTTTACTGATCCTGACTCTGCTTGAATGGCCAAAGCACCATTTTGTATGTTGTATCCATCTTCATATAAAAGACGAGTTACTGTTATCACGTTTCCGTTTCTTAAATAGTCATTCACCACAAATGGAACATAAGAATCGTCAGTAAACGTTCCAAATGTTTTTTCAAAATCACCCATCGATGTAATTTGTGTAGGAATGAGAGCAGGACCTTTTACGGTTGGTCCTATTACCGCTGCACCTATTTGTGCAACACCGCCGGCTAAAAATGACTGATCTACTTCGTTAGTAAATACGCCAGGCGAGACAATTCTTTCTGCCATTATAATACTCCTATAATTATTTTCTTATAAATATAGACAACTAGTGTCAAACCTCAACATCAGTAAATGTTCCGGCTTCAACATTGATTTCTCCTTCTCCGTAACGCTCTCGAAGTTTGACTACTAGATCAGTTTCTTGCTGCTTTAATGAAGCAATGTCTTGTAATCGGCCGTCTTCTTCTTTTGCAATTTCTTCGAGTCGCATGTTTAACTGAAAACGCTCTACTGCAATGTTTCCTAACACTGCAGAATTTTCTGAATATTTGTCTCGTAGTTGTTGAATTTGTTCTAAATGTTCTTTGTCCAGTTTTTTAGTTGCCATATTTATAACCTTTTTTTATATTATATAAATTTATTTTGTATTATCCAATATTTTCATTAATATATTGAATTGTATACTCTCCTGCTTTGCTTGGATGACTAAAATTAATTCTACCATTACTGTCAAATGTAAATTCTTTGCCTCCACCTACTTGAGTTTTGTTAATAATAACAATGAAAGGACCGTTGGGGGCAACTTTGCCATCTTTAGGCTTAACCTCAATTTCATCACTATCATATGTAACTTTAAGTTCGTTCCATCCATTAAGGTTGAATTGAAGATTCATAAACGTCGACTCTGGCGATCCAGGAGCAGCCCTCGATATCGAATACGTTTCTCCTTTTTGGTTTCGAATATGTTGTACCGTTTCTCTCTTTTTCTCAAATTGAATCTGAAAATCAATCAACGTTGATTTTTCCATCCAACTAGTTCGAATTCGATCGGCAACAAATGCTAGATTACTAGCCAAGATTTCTTTGCTGGCAATATCTTGTATTTCAAATGTACCAACTTTATTTTGTTGCAATATATATTTTGCATCTTTAAGCCCAGATGGTGTAATTGTTATAGTTCTTGGTCTCGCTTCTGATACTTGTAGAGTAGGCGTTTGCTTGGCTCCTCCTATAACAAGTATACCTCTATATGTTCCGACGGATCCGTCTACTATGTGATCTGCAGTATTTGGTTTAGTAACAGATCTAATAGATTGACTCACAATTCGTAATCCTACGGGTGATTTAGCATCGCGTGGCGAAAGTAAAAACGGTTGCAACACTGTTGTTGTTGTTGTTATTTGGGAAAACTGGTCTTGAGTTAGTACATGGGTGACAGGTGTTTTTGGAAAAAATGCTGTGTTATAATTTTTATCACCAAAATTTTCTGATCGTGTTGCACTAAATTCTGCTATAGGAAACGGAGATTTATTTCGTAGCAATGTTGGATTATTTTTAACATCACCAAAAAAGCTATAGCTGTCGTCAGCACCTTTAAAAACAATTTCTACATCTTTTATAAACTGTTTTGTTTTTTCATCAAATCGTCGCTGAGTAAATCTACCGTTAGATCCTGGAGTACTTGTGAAAAACTTATTTTGAATTCCATCTAGTTTTGATGTTATCTCGTTGGGTTTGTCTTTCGAAATTCTGTTTAACTTGTTTTTTTCACTTTCTTCACCAGCTAGTTTTTCAACTCTGTCAAACCCATCTCTGGTACCGTTGACTACCTGTAATACCTGAGTTTTAATTGCAGTTCGTTGCACTCTGTTAACAGTTTGAATTTGTGTTGTAACAAAGTTGCTGTCTAGATGTTCTAGTCTAGACAAATCACGAGTTGTTCTTGCAAGTTGGTCTAATTGTAATTTTATTACTTCTTTATTTCCAAGATTTTCAATACCATTCTGCACTTTGTTATTGATTGGGTCAATGTATCTAACTGCTTGTAGTACGTGGTCTGAATCAAAACGTCCTCTGGCTCTTGCAGCTCTACCAATTGCAGCATACGCAGTTCGTTTTCTGTTTTGCGGTTTAAACTCAGTTATTTCACCAGCACGTCCGAACTTCTCCGTTTTAGATTTTTGATCCCTTGTTTCTGGTAACGATACACCGATTATTTCAGCAATAGATTCAATCTGTGTTGTTACTGCTTGAGCTGCTAATCCTACTTTGTTGTTGTTTTCAATTGCTTCTCGAATAAAATCTTTTTGAAGTATAATGTCTTTGCTTTCTATAGGCAAATCTATATCATTAAAAAATATAGAAGAACTTTCAAAAGTTTTTGTAACAGCTTCGTCGATAGTCATTGGAAATTCATTTTCTTCTGCATCAGCTTCTTTTAAATAATGTGCAAATGTTGTGATTGGAGATATAGTTTTATATTGCGGATATCCTACTAACTCTCCTTCAAAATCCAATCCGGTTATTGCGTCTTTACCGCCTGTCAATGTTATAGGACCAGTTGGTGTAGATGCAAATGTAAATTCTCCCGCTTCATTTGTGGTTGTAGCTCCTACACTTGAAATTACTGTTGCTCCTGCAATCGGACCGTCTACGCCAATTCCAGAAAATGCAGCACCAGATGCACCTGCTACTAGTTGATACTCTAAAAACCAATTGTTTTCTGTGGCTTTTCTATTTGCTTCTTCAAATAATTTTTTTTGTTGATGCAGAGGCAAGTTTTTAATTTCTGGCTTTCTGCTAAAATTTCTCCAATCTATTAAAGACATTGTTTTCCTTGTTTTTTATATAAATATGTTATAGTTCAATAAGTATAGTATCATTGGGATTGATAAGAATATTACCTTTATTAGTAGTGTATATTTTTTTGGATGCTCCGCCTTTGAATAAAGGTATAGTTAACCCAAAATCATAATCCGTAGATGTTAATGGCCCATTGTATGTTGTAAATCCGTCTGCTTCGATAGTCAAAGTAGTTCCTGTTGTTGATGACCCAGTTGCTATGAATATACCGTTACTGTCTGTCGATCCTGAAATATCACCGACATAATGTATAGGGTTTGTTTGTGTGGATATTATGCTTACAGTTGCTCCGCTAATAGGTTCAGCTGTTTCTCCATCAATCACAAGTATGTTTCCATTCATGTAATTGTTAGTAACTATAGAAGCTCCATAAAAACGAGGTGTATCTGCTACGATAGATGCACCATAAAATCTAATAACATCAGCAAGTATAGCCGCGCCATAAAACAATATTCTATTGTCTGCTACAGTAGGCGAAGCTATCCCTTTTATTTCTACTCTATCTAATGTTACGGTACCAGATGCCGCTGTTGCTCTTAAAGATATGCTACCTGCACTGTGGCCTGTGTCTGCAGAAATGGCTCCTGTTCCTACTTGTTTATTAGTATTATGAGTAGTAAAGGTTCTGCTAGTTCCTGACGGTATTTGTTGAGTTAATATTGTATTATTGGAACAAGACGTAATTATGATTAATGAATCTTGTTCTACAGTCAATGTTTTATTATTAGGAGTAGATGATGCTCCCGAATTACCATGTGCGCCGACTCCGCCAGAATCTGTAAAACTTCTTGCGTGTACACTGATAGGATTAAACTGATTTCCACTAAAATTAACTTGCAATGTATTATTACCATCGGGTGGATTTTCTAAATAATAAAAAACCATTCTTTGACTAAGACCACCTCTGTTTTGCTGATAAAGCTCTGTCATGGCGTTGCCGCCGTAAGTTGCGCCCGAAAAGCTTCTAGTATTAGACATCGTAAACATAGCAATCAAAAGTTTATTGCTTCCAGAGTTTTGATTGTGTGTAAAACTATGAGAATTAGATGCTGGGGTAGGATTAGCGTTAGTTGTATTTCCTTTTGTAGGTGTAGCCATTACAATTCATTTATATTGGTTATTTCAGGAATATTTAATCCTTCTACTGTGTCTACCTCTTTTCTAGCTTCATTAACCGAAGATGTAACTGCAAAAAATGAGTTTACGCTAACTTCTTCTAAATATAGTTTAGTCCTATTTTCTGCTAAAAATTTACCAAAACTAACATCATAATCTTTGTTAATCTGATTGATAATACTGTTATTTGTAGTATACCCAATATCAGTATATTTTAAATTATTCGTGCCGTCTAATTCTATTTTTGAAATAATTGTCATATTAAGTTTCTTTTGTTTTGGTATTATGCTGACCCGGTCATGTTGGTTCTAAGTGTAAATTTAAGTTGCAAATATCTAGCACTTGGTAAATTAAAACTACCAGTATTAAATCCTATATCACCACTACCTGATCCGTTTAAATCTACATATGTCGGTAAATCAGTATCAAATATTTGATAGTCAATAGCAGATAAATCAGGTGCGTTTCCAAATCGCATTTCAAAAGTTTGTCTGGTTGGGAATTTATTGTCTATACTTGCAGTGTGAGCTGATATACCTGTTGCACCTAGTACTGTAGAAGTAAATGAAGTTTTAATTTGTCTGATAACTTTTACACTTCCTTGGTCTATAACTGCAGACTCAATTGTGCCGGTTGGGTGTATAGATGCTGAAATTTGTAGGCCTCCGGGATCTGATGCAGTAATGTTCGTCCACGTTGCTCCACCTGCAGTGTGAAATGGATTAGATGCAATATCTTGATATCCATAAGCTGTTGCCATGTTGTTAGTACCAGCAAATCTACCGGTAGTACCTAAACGATAGTTTTGAAAATAATCTTTATTAGATGTGGTGCCAGGTAAAGTAAACATTGCATCTGACATCATGTTAGATCCAGATATGTCTGTGTTAAATGATGCACTGGCAACTGTAGCTCCTGCTTCCCAATAATTGCCGGTATTAGTATTAAAATATTCGGCTAATGCAGATCCGGATCGTTTTGTAGCAGTGTTATCTCTGTACACAGCATGTTGGTTAAATACACAATTTCTGACAGCTCCATAAGTTACACTGCTCATATAATAATTAGTGATTCCATTATTTTCAGTGTTTACAAATACACATGAATTCACTGCTGGAGTAAAAGTATTACCACTAAACGCACCACCAGTATCTCTATAACCTGGCATCCAACTATTAATAAACATACAATTTGAAAATGACCAATAACGAGCATAGTGTGATGTGCTCACGTTTGTGCTTCCAACGTTTTCAAATATACAACCATTGTCGTTATAAGCTGATAGTTCATTCATTGTTAAATCTACATACCAATCAGGACAATTTTTTATGTAGCAGTTATGAAAGTTTACGCGGTATTGGTCGTTGCTTGATTGTTGTAATGCTTGTTCAACATCAACTATTTTAAATCCTTCAACACGCCAAAACTTACCATTACGAAATGCACTGTCGCCTGTGCTGCTAGCATCAAATATTACTTCGCCATCTGCTTTAAAGCATAGGTAATCGGTTGTAGTGGCTGCTACCATTCGTCCAGTATACGTTCCAGCTCCAACTACAATGTCTTGATATCCGCTTCCTCCATCTTCAGCAGCAGCAATTGCTGCTTGTATTGTTTTGAATGGTGCTGTAGATGTTCCTGCATTAGCATCGTCTCCGGCTACTGCGTCTACATAATAATCACCTGATAATGTCCATGCCATAATTATTTACTTTGTATTTCAAATGTTTCTGTTACATGCTGTCTGACGTACGTGTTTCCGTCGTATGTATAATTAGTAGTACGTATATAATTGTAATTGTCATATGAAGACTCAGTCCATTGTTGTTGAGTTATTCTTGGTATATTAACATTAGCTCCAGAAATAAATGTTTTAACGGGAGTGTTTGCTGTTTCTACTTCTTCAATAAATTGATACACGTTTTCGTCGGTTTGTTTAAAATAACTTAAACCGGTGTTCCATGTTGATCCATTTGGTAGTGTGTGTGTTGCCATAATTCTTTATTATAAATATTAACTTTGTATTATTTGTGTAACTAAACTTGCGCTATATGTTAGAGTGTATAATTTGTTGATTCCATCAGAGCCAGTAACTGCTATGCTTAATGGATTTCCATCTGCAAATGACCCGGAGTATAATATGTTTGTTATTTGCTCGGTAGACCCAAAACTTTGTGTTACTTGTGTAACATTGCTTCCACTATAAACTATACTTGCTGTGGTAAATAAAGTACGTGTTGTACCTTGGTTAGTAATAGAAGCAGGAGTTATTATATCTCCTGTTGTTAATGAAGCAGATATTACTGTTGTGTCTGTATGTCCAATTCTAAGTTGATTAGACATTGCAGCTTCTCCTAAACTACCAGATCCAATAATTATATTACCACTACCATTCTGAATATTATATCCAGCATAATAACCTAATCCAATATTATCAGATCCGTCTCGTACTGTATATAATGAGCCAGCTCCTAATGTTGTATTTTTATGTCCGTCTCTTATAGAGTAAAGTGCAAAACTTCCTACGGCTACACCATAATCAGCATCTGCTCCACCAACGCCTTTTGCTGCTTGATTTCCTATATAAACATTTTGTGTACCATCTGTTTCATATCCTGCAGTATGACCTATTATTACATTTCTTGTATGTCCTGATCCTCCTGCGCCTTGGCCTGCATCTGCTCCTATTATTACATTAAACATTGCATTAGTTGAATGTAAAACTTGGCCTGCTCTTCGTCCTATTATTACATTTTCACCAGCTTGTGTAAGTGCTTTTCCTGCATCTGTTCCTATTAGTACATTACGATCTCCAATAGATAATGCTGATCCAGCATCCTTACCTAAAATTATATTATCTGTTGCTCCACTACCAAGTGAACCTCCACTTCCTGATCCTATAACTACATTTGACGTTATACCTTTTCTTCCAGGAAATTCTACTGAACCAGATACTAATAATGAACCAGTTATAACTGCATCACCGGTGAATGGAAATGGTGATATTCCTGATAATTGAGATCCATCTCCAATATATGTTCCAAATGATGCTGTTGAATTTGATTTACTACTAGATAATGACCCCGAAATTATTATGTCTCCAGTATCTAATGAAGCAGATATTATTACGTTATCAGCATGTCCAATTCTAAGTTGTCTTTCTAATGCTGAAGCTCCTAAACTACCAGATCCTATAATTATATTTGCGTTCCCGGTTAATATAGAACGACCGGCATTCATTCCAACTAATATATTTTCATCACCTGCACCAACACCATACCCTGCTTCATACCCGATTGCTATGTTGTAATTGCTACCGCCACTATTACCACGCAATGCAGTCATACCAATAGCAACATTGTAATTACCTGTGCCAACTGCTCCTGCTTGATATCCTAAAAATACATTGTCTGTCCCACCTTGTGTTCCTGCTTGATCTCCAACTAATACAGATCTGTGTCCTACGGAACTAAAGCCAGCATTTCTACCTATTGCTACATTGCTTCCTCCAGTACCAACACCATCACCAGCATTTGTACCTATAATAACATTGTTATCACCAGTTGTTAAATTTGATGCAGCATTATTACCTAACACAACATTATTGTCTGCTCCAGCTTGCATGGATGTACCAGCACTAGGACCTAACACAATGTTATCTGCATCTAATGTAAATGCATTGAATGAGCCGGATATTGTTAATGATCCGGTTATAACTGCATCACCGGTAAATGGAAATGCCGGAGGATTATTTAATAAATGTGACGCTGTTACTGCAAAGCTAGCACTCTCTACTGACATTGAAGCAGTTTGAGAATTAGTTATGAAAGATGATAAATCTTGATCGCCAGTATTTGTTCCGCTTAAATTAGATGCTACGATGGTTCCACTTGCACTTATATCGCCTGATGCTTCATATCTGCCAAATGATGCAGTTGAAGATGCACTACCTGATATGTTACCAGCTGGAAATTCTATATTGTTTCCATCTATTATAAATTTATCATTAGTACCTAAAGTAGCGCTACTATAACCTCCTTTTGATATTCTAAAAGTATTACCAGTATCATCGGCACCAAAAACATATGCATAATTTTCATTACTATCACCGACTTTAACATACACATCTTTCCCACTACCCCCATTAATGGACTCTAATTCTAAAATAGGACCTGGTGATGCTGATTGTCCTCTTAAATGTATTTTACTACCTGATATTAATAATGATCCTGTTATTTGAGTATCTGTATTGATTTGTAATCCTTTATCAGGAGATATAGATGCAGTAACGCTACCACTTGCAATTCTAGATAAATTTAATCCAGTTATTCCTGATGCTGGTATATTGATTAAACTAGAACCATCTCCAACAAAACTTCCACTAAATGTTCCTGTTCCTGATGAAGCAAAACTTGAGCTTAGTACTGACATTGAAGCAGTTTGAGAATTTGTTACAAATGACGCTGTTGCACTATTATTTACGAAAGATGCTGTTGCTGAACTTGTTACAAAACCTAATGCAGTTATCTGACCCGATCCGGATACTGTGCCAGCTGGTATTGTTGGTGTGTTTAATGCGTGTGATGCTGTTATGGCAAAGCTAGCAGTTTCTGCATAACTAGAAGATAATTCATGAGTAATTTCATGTGATGCTGATATCGCAAAACTTGCAGATATATTATACAACACGTTTTCTTGAAGTTGTCCAGGCCTTATTTGTCTTGCCATTATGCCCATCTCCCGTTAACAATAACAGTGTCAGTATTTAAAATATCATATCCCAATATTGCAGTATCAAATACTATTGTTTGCGTTGTGTTTGCGTCTGGTGTCCATGTGTATGCTGCTTTGTCTATGTATTGTCCGTTTATATATACGTCAAATTCATTGACAGATGCAAATGTTAAATTACTCGGATTAATTTTAGGTGTTCCGGTAACAGTAACAGTTGTAGCAGAAATAAATGTAGCAGTTTTATCTACTAATTCTATTAAGTATGCAAATGAATTACCGTCGACAGTTGTGCTAGCACCTCCACCGTTTACTATTACACTACCTCCTCCAGCAATAGTTTGTGACGCATTTAAAAGTTGTGCTGGTATTTTTGTTGTTTCAAATATATTATTATCCACATCGATGACCGTTTGAAACACTACTTTTTTAACAGAATACATTTTTTTAAGAGTTGATTTTCTTGTTTCCTGTTCTGAAAGCAACGTACCCATAACCGTTAACGGAATAGTTGCTCTAACTAATCTGTCTTCGCCTACTGTGTTTACTGTTTCAAAACTAACGCTACCCATTGAAGTAGCAAATTTATTAGATTCATTGCCCCATGCAAATCTACCATATGGCATTATTTGATCTACTAAGTCATTCATTTGTGTAGTAAAATCGCACCAAAGCATCATGTCATATTCTATGTTAACATATTTAGGTACATCTACAACATATATTTTTTTAGATTCAACTGGATCGTTTGTTGGTATAGGAAACAATTCATCTTCATATCTGTTTCTACTATTATATTTAGCTCGATATATTAATTGATTTCCAGGTTGTGGTCTATTTACATCTAATGTTCGTGTGTTATCTCTTTCTTGCATTGAATTGCGTTTAAGCATAATTAAAGGAGATTGAAGCATTCCTTTTTCATCACGAATATATCCAAGACGTCTAACATTGTCCCATTTTTCTCCATTAGAAAATATTACAGGAACGTCTATTAAATTTTTATTTGAAGTTATTTGTGGTTGTATTTCGTTTTCAATATACCATTTTATTGCATAGTCAATATCAAATACAGTTCTTTTTGCAGTACGTATTATATCATCATCACGTCTTACTTGTTCTGCCCTGTTTAAAACAGGATCATCAAATAAACCTTCAGTGCGTTTAGGATTTGGTTTATTTGTTTTACGATCTATATTTTGTCTGTTTTGTCTAGGCATTATTTAGCTCCATATGCTGGAGAATTATTATTGCCTCCAAATCTAATATCTTTAATAGCTTGTGGTGTTTGTCTTGTTGCATGAGCATCAACTACAATTGAAACACTGTATCCGTGACTTTCTCCATTTGGCCACGTATCTGGATTCTTACCTGCAAAATATTGATTTGCGTCTACATTGTCTACTTCAAAATATTCATTGTCCCAAAACACAATATCTCCAACTTCAGGATAAAAATCTGCTTTAACTAATATATCGCGAGATATTGCAAATTTAGAAGAACGTGTATATGTATGACCATAATCATCCATTGCAGAATTTTTATCGTCTTTGGTAATTAAACAAGGTATCAATATAGAATCGTAATATGATTTATTTTCAGACTCACCATATATGTTAGAATTAGAAGATTCTACTACTAGTTTATAGAATTCAATTTCTGTGTCAATTACAGCGTTTAATAATTCTGAATTTATAGCAGCTAAAAATTTAGCATCTCGTTGTCCTCCAAACAGTGCCATATTTTACCTCCTATCCTACATATATTTTTAATGGAACTTTTCCTAGTATTTCCATTTGTTGTGTTGCTTCTGCATTTTGTCTTGTTAACATTTGTTCTTTAGTTAACTTGTCTAAAAACTCTTTAAGTTGTGTTATTAACGCTTCTTTCTCTGATTGACCTTGTGATACTAAATCTCCTCCATTTAGTGTTACCTCGCCATTTGGAATTGGAACATTTGAATATTTGCTTCTAACATATCCTAATGTTTCTTTGATAATGGCTGCACCATATCTATATATCCAACTACGCCCCATATCATTAATGTTAGCGTACTTTTGATATGAGTATGGTATATTAGATGCGTCCGTAACTACATTGTTTAAAAGTGCGCTATTACCAAATAACAAGCCACTGTTTCGTTTATCTTTTTCATATATAAACTCAAACCAAACTCTATCAAAAAATGGAGTAGATATAGTTCCTTGTGTTCCTGGTACCGGATATATTTTTAAATCATCTCCGTGTATTTCAAATGAAAATGCAGATTTACGTATTCTGTCATTGAATTCAATAGTTTGTATGCGGAACAAATCCATATGCAATGGCATCATCATAAAGTTTACACTAGGAGAAAATCCTCCAAAATCAAATGCGTCTAATAATTGTTGTGACCCTAATCCTGTACCAACAAATGGATCAAAGTATCTAACAATTGCTGGTGGAGTGTTATGAAGTACTCTGCGTATTTCTATACCATCTGTATTTTCAACTTCGATTCCTAATGATGCAGATACTGCTTTTCTAATACTATATGTTTGATGTCCATCCTGTACATCAATTGACGCCGTATACCATTTAACGTCTCCTCCACTGTCTGCTTCAGTTCCATATGCTTTTGATAACTCTGAAATGTAATTTAAATTACCTTTTACTAATGCTCCAGTAAATCCATCATCAGTTAAAAAACTAGAACCAGTGTCTACGCCTAGGGTATTTATTAAATTATTAACAATATTAATCTGATTCACTTGATTAGAATATTCTATAACCGCTGCTTCAAATGCCGTGTAAAAATTAATATCAACTAGTTCAACATCCATAATTGGATAACCAACATGATTGGCAGCAAATTTTGCAAAACTATCTGCTTCACTTTGAAAGGACGTGTCAGCATCAAAAAAACCAAATGGTGTTTTTCCTGCACTAAATGAAGAGCTTCCGGGCCAAATTGGTTTGTTTTCTGAGTAGTCCATTAATATCCTTTAATATAAATATCAATACTTTTCATTTAGGAGGTTCAAAATTTCTTCTAATGACTCATGCCTATGATTATCTGTTAAGATTATTTCATTAACATATTTAGATTCCTTTATTTTTGGCACTTCGTGTATTGCAGAATCATTGCTAAATTTTAAATCAATTTGATATCTATCACCACATAAAATCATAGTGCTATGTTTGCCTAGCCGACTCACAACCATTTGTAATTGTTGTTTAGTTAAGTTTTGAAATTCATCTACAATGCATATAGAATGATCAAAAGTCCGGCCTCTAAAATGTGCAAGACTTACTAATTCTATGTTTTCTTCCTTTTCCATTTTTTCTAATAAATCCGGCTTATTGTAAACTTTTCTCATATTGCTTCGTATAGGAACAAGCCATTCGCTCATTTTTTCTTCTAATGAGCCAGGAAGAAATCCATTATCTTCTGTAGACACTGTTGGACGAGTAATAATGATTTTATCTATTTCTCGTTTAAAGTATTTGTCTAATGCTACTTGAACTGCTAACAATGTTTTACCCGATCCAGCTTTTCCTAATATAAAATTAAACGGCGTTGTTAGTATTTTGCTTTTGGCTCGTTTTTGCTCTTCTGATAATGTTATAGAAAATTTGATACTGTTTTTTGGAGGGGTCTTGACCCGATTTGATGTTGCCATGTTATAAACTTTTTAACCTAATTTTGTGAGGGTTGGTCTTCTATAAGACAAATCTTTAAGTGTTTCTATTTTACCTAAACACATTCGTCTAATTGCTTCAAATGATTTATTTGGTGGATATGGTGTTAATATTTTTATTTTTACTAACTCTTTGTTTGGACCTAAATCTTGTTCGATATGAACCATTAAAACTAAACGAACGGCCCTTATACGATCTAATACATCTACAAGTCGTCCGTCATACCGTATGTCTGCAAACATTTCGTATTTCGTTCTTGGTACTGCCATAGTATTGCTTTTTTATATAAATATCAAAACAGTAAAAAAGGGAGCCGAAGCTCCCTTTTCCCATTCAATCGTTAATTCTTTAAATTAAAAAGTGTTTAACTATTTAACTATTAAAGAGTTTCCAATCCTTTCACGTATACTTTTCCGTAGAATTCTGGACGAACTACTTTTTTCGCGTAACGTGTCATGACACCTTTTCTTGGTGTGAAGTTTACTGGATCGTAAACTAATGGAGTCATGATGAGAGGAACATATGGAGAGAATACCGCACCTGTTTCTAGGAACTGTGCACCCCTGAAGCCCATTAATATAATGTTCTCTTTCATGTATGGATTTTTGTATACAGTGTATCTGTTATTGATTGCACCAATCTTTTGTACACCTGCTGCAAATTCCATTTTAGTTCCATCAGTGTCTGCAGCAAATCCAGGAATAGATTCTAGGATAGTTGCGACTGCCGGAGATGTAACTAAGAAGTTAGCACCACCACGCAATGTTTTCTGATGAATTTTATTTGAAACTTTCTGCAGTTTAGTACCAAGTGTTTGGAACCATCCACCTTGCGTGTTATAGAACCCGCCAGTAGTAGCAGACGTTTGTGTAAACGCATTTCCACTGTAAATTTCATTGTTTACTGCTGACCAATACTCAGTAGTTGGAGCAGAAGCAATCAACATGTCAAGAATCTCTAAATCAATCTCCATTGATACATACTCAGATAACATTGAAGTTAATTCTGCCTCAGCATCAATTGAGTGATAAGCGTTAAGGTCTTGCGCGAACTCAGGAGTCCATACAGCCTTTAACTTACGAGTCTTAGCAACGATTGGCTCAGACTGAAGTTCCAAGTTAACTTCTGGAATATCAATATCTGTACCGTCATTGATACCATTGCCGGCGCTAGCTGGGTTACCCTTAAATGGATCAGCATCTTCAAAGTCACCTCTTGTGATATCAGTAGGCTGTTTGCTATAGTTGAGTTTCAACCCACCTACAATACCTTTAGCTTGATGAATATTTGCTGCTTCAGAAATTGCAACAACAAATGATGCAGTATAGTTAGCATCAATAGTTGAGAATGCTTGCACAGGAACAATTTCTGTAGATCCAGATACCAATGTAAATGATCTAACTGCTAATTTATCTGCGTCAGTTGGCACGTTAACAGTTAAGTTAAAGTAGGTGCTTGATACTGAAG